GGCTGTGGTTGCTCCGGTGCTATACTCATAGCCAAAGACCGCTTGGTATCCAAACACCGAGTTGGTGCAGTTCACTCCAGTAGCATCATCAAAAGCCCAATCGTGAGTCGTGTAGTTCTCAATCAATCGGGATATATTGAATACTCCCTTGTTGGTTGAGCCGTAGTAGATGGGTGCTTTGAGTCGGGTCAAGAGATTGCCTGAGCCATCCTTGACATCGCAAATGAATTTGAAGTTGTACTGTCCGTAGATTCCTGAATCAGTTTCGTATACAACAAAGATGTTGTCGTTGTATGCTGGTAGATAGGTAGTGCCGGTGGGTTGATGTTTTGCCGTGAGTGCCATCACCTAAAAATAGCGAAAGGGACAAAGTGTCCCAAATCAGATGAGTTCATTCAAACAAGCACAGACATACGCCTCAAATCCTTTTGCAGCTGCTTGGTCAAGACGCTGGTTTCTTGCCTTGGTTATTGTTCGGTGGAAGGATAGGGTATTCAGAAACTCAATCAGTTTCATCTCAAGGATAGCATCCCATTCGGCTCGTCTGCCTCCTGCCAATCGGTCTACTATTGAGAGCCATCCAAAAACATCTCCCTCACCTCCTTCTCCTGCTCCTTCAAATAGGTTAGGGTAGCGGCTAATAACTTCGGATAGAGTTGAGAAAAAAAAAGCGCATACCCATAAAACGGCAAGGCTTTCAAATCCTTAAAGTTGTCAACCTTCCATTGATAGTCATCCTCAATCTTGCGACCTAATATGTCTACTCGGTAGGATAGCAGAGCAATGATGGTGTGAAGATTCTCGGTTATATCCCCTTTGACCACCTCTTGCAGTTCTATGAAATGGTGAGCCGACATCTCTTTGGCGTTCTTGACCAATCTGAACCTGCGGCCTTTGTGTTTGAACTTGTAGCCTATACGCTTGTCAGGCATTTTGTCAAGGTTGAGTTTGGCGTGTTCATCTTTGAGTTTCTCCATTGTCCAGATTTCCACATCTGAAAAAGGGATGTTCAGACAAATGGACACCTCGTGTGCCATCTGCTCAATGGGGTTCATGTCTTTAAGAGTGGCGAGTTCTTGGATTTGGCCTATGGTAAAAGTTTTCATGCGAAGAAGAATGTGCCTTTTTTGTTTTTATGTGAGCAGTCAACCGCCAGAGCAAGAGCCATAACGCAGTCATCGTGCAATCCTGATGGTGCGGAGTACTTGACCCCAGTTCTGGTGTATTCAAATTCAAAGGACTCCATCTCGTAGCCGATGGGGTTTTCAGGGAATCTGACCTCTTGGCTTTGTACGGCCATCACCAGCCCTTCAATCAACTGCTGCTTTGATTGGGAGGTGAACTTGAAGCCTTGCATTCGTGGACAGCGTCTTTGCAGTTGCTCCACTACCGGGTCACCGACACCAGTTGAGTCAATGAAACAAGGAGTGCCACCCACAAGACGAGCGATGTGTTCTGAGGTGGTTGCCCAATCCTTCTGGAATCGCTCAAAATGACAAACCTCTTTATTTGCGTTTAGACCAACTATCACAGTCCAGTCGGTATACTTAGCAAGGTCAATGCCATAAGATGCCACAGAGTCGCTTAGAATGGGCGAATAGCAGCGTCTGATGTTGTCAATGCCGAATGGGTTGCTCTGGTCATCGGCAGGTTCAGCCAAATAGAGTTCCTTGAACACATACTCTGGGAGGTCTTTTCTGGCTTGTTCAATCTCTTGCTCGGTGATGATGCCTTCCTTGGCTGCATCGTAGGCGGTAATTTTGAAATACGAGTAGTCCTCCTCTCCTTGCTTGGCTCGTTCCCCTAATTTATAGAACCAGTTCTTTTTGCCTTTGACATTCCCGATAAGTTTGCATTTGCCTTGGGTAGCCGTTAGGGTTGAGCGAAGGGCAAACCAAGCGTCCTCCCTTGCTCGTGAGGCTTCATCAAATACAGCAGCATAGACATCTTCCCCATAGAGGTTATCGGCTTTCTCTGCGCTCTTAAATTCAATCCTTGATCCAGTTGGGGTAGTGAGGACAAGTTTGGATTCGTTGGAGACAAAGAAGTTCGGGATTGTCACTTGGGACTTCATCCTTCGGAAGGCTATCTCCGCTTGTTGGTAGACGGGAGCAATCCACCACACCGATTGGTTTTCTTTCAGAGCAAGGGCTTGTTCAAACAGCCAAATGATGTGAGATGCTGTTTTACCGGTCTTGGTACTTGCTGCGGTTATGGTATAGCGAGAAGGAGAGTCAAGGATGGCTCTCTGGTAGGTTGTAAGAAAGGGTCTCTCATACTCTATTTGCATACAGATTTCAATAGAGCCACTCTGAGAGCGTTTTCTGCTTTGAGAGAGTGGTGGTCATCGCAATAGGCTCGGTTGATTTGACCGACCTTGTCCCACTTCTTGGATTTGATTAACTGCTCAAGAGGTGTTCCCCAGTCATTGTTTTTGACGAAGAACACCCCAAGGTTTGATTTGTGGTTGGTGTAGGGTTCAACTGCTGAACAGAGAATGGGTCGGTTGTAGGCTGCTGCTTCCAGAATCTTCAACTCTGATTTGTATCGGTTGAATTTATCGTTGGTCAAAGGAGCAAGGCAGATGTCTATTTCGCTATACATCTTCCCGTACTCAATCGGGCTTGTGCCAGTTCGGTGAACAAACCATTCGGGTCGCTCTTTCCTGCTCTTGCCAGTTACCGCTTTTTCCATTGTTGCCCAGATAGGTTCATTCTCGTGGAATCCTCCCATCAAGAATCTGACATTGTGCTTCTCGCAAATGGGTGCAATCTGGTCAGTCAGAAGTTTGATGTCCTCCTCGTGAGAGATACCACCCACCCAGCCGATTGTCAGAGGGTGTTCAGTTGTGGCGTTCCATTGATCGGCTTTCTGGTTGATGCAGTTCTTGACGATAGTTATCTTGTCGTTGATCTCAGCAATCCTTTCAGCCAGTTGAGGCGTGGTGGTCATTACCGCATCCGCATAGTAGATAGCGTCCTTGATGCAGTTCTTAATTTTAGTGCGGTATATCTTGTAGACGGGATTGTGACGAGGGATCACCCAGTAATCGTCAATGTCAATGATGTACGGGATTTTCTTCTTTGCCAGTATCTCCAAGATGTTGTATTGCAGGTCTCCCAACCAGCGATTGAAGACCACGCAATCGTACTTCTCAAACGGCAGCGAACCCCATTCCATTCGGTTCTGAGAGACATCAACCGTGATGTCGTAGTCCAACTGAATTTGGGAATAGGGAATAAATAGCCGGTGATAGGCTACTCCGTTACTGCCGTCTAAGAGTACAAGGATTTTCAAAAGGGTAGGTCTTTTGGTTTCTGATTGCAAATAAAGTGTGTAGCCTTTGATTTCTCGTGAGGCGATTGTCGTTTGCTGATTCTCAGCTTGACATCGCCATAGGAGTTCATTTCAAGTTTGCCGTCTGCAATTGCTTTTTTCAAAATCTCTAAGTTGATAGAGATGTTCATTCCATACTGGTCTTCCCAGCCATTTCCAAAATATAGTTTTTCCATTAGAATAATTTAAGTTCTGTTTTTGCTTTGTTGATTCGCTCGTTTGCTATTTGAAAGTATTTCTCCTCTTTCTCAATGGCTATGAATCTGCGATTTGTGTTTATTGCTGCAACTGCGGTGCTTCCACTTCCGCAGGTCAAATCTACAACCAAGTTCCCTTCGTTGCTATATGTCTTGATTAAGTCCTCAAGTAGTGCTACTGGTTTTTGTGTTGGGTGGTAACCGTTGTAGTCCTTTTTGTATTTGAGAATGTTGCTCTTGAACTTCTTGCCTTGCCATAAATTGAATGTACTTGGATTATAGAATCTGTCAATTTTATGTAATTCTGCAAAGGTCTTAAAGCCTTTCATTTGGTCAATCTTAAAATGCTCTATCAGTTCATTGTAGGTTGATTCTGTGCATAGGCTAAATTGCGTTGAATCTACTCGCAACACATGGTCTACTTTTTGTCCAATTATTTCTACAATCGTTTTTTTGTTCAAAGCAATATATCCCAACACTTGTTCAAAGTAGTTCCTCAATGGATGCAGCCCTTCAGAATCGTGAGTCTTACTAAATACCAAAATATCCTCAAAATAACTTACGGGTGCTTTCTTTGATAGTAGGGCATTTGCGTAATGGTCTTTCTCCCAAATCATTCTATAACTAAAAGGGATGTTTGGAATTGCATTTGTGATAAGTTGCGATGTGTATGGCTCTTGACTGAACAGAACAAGTTTGCCGTTCTTTCTAAGTATTCGGTTTGCTATGTTGAAAATGTCTTTAGGGTTAAGCGCATCGTCCCAATGAGTTTTGTCTTTACCCCATCCGTCAAGTTCTGCACCTTTCATATTCCCATAGGGAGGGTCTGTCAATATCAAATCAACTGAACCGTTTTCAATCTGTTCGCTTTGCTCTATGCAATCTCCGTGTATTAGCATTAGTCAAGTTTCAAAGTCACCTTGATGACCTTCTGTTCAATCGTTGCGTCAATTTGTTCTTTGGGTTTGCCGTAGACCCGTGAGAGTAGAGTGTCCATAGAATAGAGAGAGCCTTTCTCAAAGGATTTGATGATTGCTTTTGCAACGGTCTTCTCAAGCATAGTCGCATCGTCATTATCAAGCACCTCTTTTATCTGCTCCTCGTTCATTGCCATAATGGCTTGAATGGAATCATTGACCTCTGCCAACTTGTATCCGTTCTCCTTCATTAGCGTGGTGAATTTCTTAGGTCTCCCATTGGGATTCCTCACCTCCCCCGGTTGAATTGGCTTTAGGTTGTCTACTGCTTTTGGATTATTGGGCATCTTTGTTTCGTCTTTATTTTTTGCGCTGACTCATCTTCACCAAATGAACAACTCGGAGCATTGCTTTCTCCTCTTTTATATCTCCGTAGCGATTGTGGCAGGAGCGACAAAGTGCCATCAGATTTTCAATGATATCCTTGTCCTTTGAGCCTCCCATTCCTCGTGCTTCTATGTGATGAATATCAACTGCCGTCTGACCACACATCTCGCAAGGTATCCAGTCGGTCTCGTGGTAGTTCATTTCCTTGAGGTAGATTTTGGTGTGATTCTTCATAGCCTGATAATCTCCGTTCCGTGTCTTTGAACATAAACATCCATAGCGTGATTGTGGGCATTGAAATCCTCTCTGCGCTCGTTCTGTTGGTAATTATTTAATAGTCCAGTGAAGACCCCATAGCCTCCGTCAATACCGATTGTGTAGATTGTTGGCACTCTGCCACATAAAAAGGAAAAAGCAAACCCAGATGAGTTGTGAGTCGGGTGCTGAGGTAGTCCTTTATTTGGGTCAATAGAAAACTGCACAAAGACGGTGTTTGAGGTGGTTGGTGTGGAGCAGGTTCTTGTCAAGATATACCGAGCGTTGATTGGTGACTTGATGAACTTGG